TGGTGGAACTGAATTTGATACTTTAAGTGTTGTATTAAGACCATTAACTACTTATTTATTTAGACTGGTTAATATTAACGGAACAAGTCATGTTGCTGAAATTATTTTGAATTGGTACGAATAAAGTTTGCAAACAGACACAAAAAAAGTTAGGAACAATAATGGATGAAATGCAATTAACTCCGCAAGAAAAAAACATTGTTAATTACCATAGGGATACTATTGCTTCAGGTAAAGTTGGGTCAGATAAAGAAGGAAGGCCTGTTACTGTTTATGCTACTGGTATAAAAATAATGGAAGGCCCTTATAAAGGCAAATTTGTTTCAGTTCCTGGTTACGTTAAAGGAACTACTGGACATTCTGAAGATTATTTATTTGAGTATTGGAAAGATGAAATCAATTCTGGTAAGTGGCCTATGTATAATTCTGGAGAAGAATTAAACAAGCGATCACAAGAGTTGCATACCATTATGGATGATGAGGAAAAACCAGCTCTTGAAAGTAGAAACAAATCAATGTCACCTAGACTTGAAAAAAGACAATTATTAAAAGATGCGGAGATGCAGTAATGGCTGAAATGAGATTAAAACCAGAAGATATTTTAAAGCGTCATGAGATTGCTTTAACAAAGAAAGAGGAGTTTCGTTCTTTATATGACGAGGCTTATGAGTTTGCATTGCCACAACGTAACTTGTATGACGGCTTCTATGACGGCAAAGTAAGCGGTACTAAAAAGATGAATCGCGTGTTTGATGCAACTGCCATCAATTCTACACAACGATTTGCAAACCGTATGCAGTCTGGCATTTTTCCGCCACAAAGCAAATGGTGTCGTCTTGAAGCAGGTACAGACATTCCAGCTGACCGTAAAGCTGAAGCCCAAGCTGCATTAGATGTGTACACAGAAAAGATGTTTGCTACTATTAAGCAATCAAACTTTGATATTGCTGTTGGTGAAGCATTGCTAGACCTTTGTGTTGGCACATCTGTAATGATGGTTCAACCTGGTGATGATATTACTCCTATTAACTTTATCCCTGTGCCACAATTCCTTGTTGCATTTGAAGAAGGAGCTAATGGTCAGGTTGATAATGTTTACAGACGCATGCGTTTAAAAGGCGAATCTATTACACAGCAATGGCCAGACGCTAAGATTCCAGCAGACCTTAAAAAGAAAATAGAGAACAAGCCTACAGAAGACATTGAGCTGATTGAAGCTACTGTGTTTGATGCAAAACGTGGTGACTATTGCTACCATGTTATCCATAAAGAATCTAAAGCAGAGATTGTATATCGTAGAATGAAGTTCAGCCCATGGGTTGTATCTCGTTATATGAAAGTAGCTGGTGAAATCTATGGTCGTGGCCCATTAATTACAGCGTTACCAGATATTAAGACACTAAATAAAGTGCTTGAATTAGTGCTAAAGAACGCATCATTGGCTATTGCTGGAGTTTATACTGCTGCTGATGACGGTGTACTAAATCCAAATACTGTTACTATTGCACCAGGTGTTATTATTCCTGTAGCGCGTAACGGTGGCCCACAAGGTGAATCGCTGAAACCACTTCCACGTTCAGGTGACTTTAACGTATCGCAGATTATTATGAATGACTTGCGTATGAACATTAAGTCTATCTTGTTAGATGAGTCGTTACCGCCAGATAACATGTCAGCACGTTCTGCTACTGAAGTTATTGAGCGTATGAAGCAATTGTCACAGAACTTAGGTTCAGCATTTGGTCGTTTGATTAACGAAACAATGGTGCCGCTTGTTGAAAAGATTTTACAGATTATGGATGAGCGTGGCATTATTGATTTGCCTTTGCGTGTTAATGGTCTTGAAATTAAAGTAACACCAGTATCACCATTGGCTATGTCACAAAACATGGATGATGTGCAAAACATTTTACAGTACGCGCAAATCGTACAACAAGCTGGTCCTGAAGGTCAGATGATGTTGAAGACAGATATGTTGTTAGACTTGATTGCAGACAAGATGGCTATACCACAATCTGTAAGAAACTCACAAGCTGAACGTGAGCTTATGAAAGAACAGATGGCACAACAAGCACAACAAGTTGCACAAGAGCAACCTGAACTTGCTGGACAAATAGCTGAGCAAGCTATTCAACAGGGAGGCATGTAATGGTTGATGGATGGGAAGGATTAGAATCACAGCAGATAGACGTTCGTGATGAAATGCAAAGACGCGAAGACTTAAACAAATTATGTTTTCGTGTACTTGCATCATCAGAAGAAGGTAAGAAACTCATGGATTGGTTACGCCAAACCATTATAGAGCATCCTGTTGCCGTACCAGGAGCTGACCCAAGCTATGCGTTTTATCGTGAGGGTCAATGTAGTGTAGTACGGGATTTAGAAAATCGTATTAAATTAGCTAAGGAAAATAAATGATGGATGAAGATAACCAACCCCAAGGCGGAGAACAACCTGCTGAAGGCCTATTGGATAATATTTCAATTGAATCAACACAAGAAGAAGCTGCAGCACCGCAAGAAATTAGTCATATTAAGAAAGAGGAAGACGACACTCCATTAGAGCGACCAGATTGGTGGCCAGAAAACTTTTGGAAGAAAGATGAATCAGCTCCAGACATGGAGGCAATGGCTAAGTCATGGACAGATTTGCGCAAGCAAATTAGTCAAGGCAAACACAAAGCACCAGAAGATGGCAACTATGACTTATCAGCATTTTCTAGCACACCAGAAGATGATCCTGTCCGCGGTCATGTTACAGACTGGGCTAAAGAGTATGGCGTAAGTCAGGCTGCATTAGACGCTTTGGTTGGCCCTATTGTTGAAATGACTGGCGAACAACAACAGCAGGTACAGTTTGATGCTGCTGCTGAGAAAAAAGCACTAGGCCCTAATGCCGATAACATTATTAAAGGCATGACAGACTGGGGTGCAGGATTAGTTAATAAAGGCATTTGGGGTAAAGATGACTTTGAGGAATTTAAAATCATGGGTGGAACTGCAAACGGCATCAAAGCATTGATGAAATTGCGTGAAACTTACGAAGGTCGTATTCCTACTCAGTCAGCTCCGATTGATGGCGCACCATCTAAGACAGAACTTAATGCAATGGTAGCAGATCCTAAGTATCAATCAGATCCAGCTTACCGTCAGAAGGTAGAACGACTGTTTAACCAAGTGTACGGAGATTAACAAAGAGGCCCTTAATTGGGCCTTTTTAGTATTTAAACAAATTGTTGTTGCACAATATTGGATTTTATGATATAAACACGGTGTGGCATATCACATTTGTGACCCGCAATGCAAGAGAACTTGACGATTGGCTAACGTAATTAGCAAGCAATGGCCCGCTTCGCGGCATACCACAGCACAAAAAACTTTATATTAAATCGTTATAGGAGATACAAAAATGAGTATTGAATTGTCAAACGCATTTGTAACCCTCTTTGACGCAGAAGTTAAGCAAGCATACCAAGGTAAGGCTCAATTGGTAGGTGCTGTACGTCAGCGTCGTGGAGTAGAAGGTTCAACAGTTAAATTCCCAAAAGTTGGTCGTGGCGTTGCTACACCTCGTATTGGTCAAACAGATGTTACACCGTTAAACGTAGGTTTTTCAAACGTAACATTAACACTAGAAGACTGGATTGCTGCAGAATACAGCGACATCTTTAGTCAACAAAAAGTAAACTTTGACGAGCGTTCAGAGTTGGTTCAAGTTTTAGGTAATGCTATTGGCCGTCGTCAAGACCAATTAGTTCTTGCTGCACTAGCTGCATCAGGTACATCATTAGCTGTTGGCAACGACGTTGGTGGTACTGATACAAACATGAACGTAGCTAAACTACGCCAAGCTAAAGGTTTGATGGATAAGAATAACGTTCCTCCAATGGATCGTCATATCATCATCCACTCAAATGGCTTACAATCTTTATTAGCTGAAACTGCTGTAACATCTTCTGACTTTAACACAGTTAAAGCATTAGTAAACGGCGAGCTAAACACATTCTTAGGTTTCCAATTCCATGTAATTGGTGATCGTGATGAAGGTGGTTTAGCAATTGACGGTTCATTAGACCGTACATGTTTCGCTTTCCATAAAGACGCTATCGGCTACGGCGAAGGTATTGCACCTAAAACAGAAATCAACTATGTACCAGAAAAAACATCATTCTTGGTATCATCTATGTTTTCTGCTGGTGCAACTGCAATTGACGCAGAAGGTATCGTGTCTATTGTTGCTCGTGAATCTTAAGAGGAGAATAGATAATGGCTTATTCATCAATTGGTTTTTCAACCGTAGCGGCATCTAAAGCAGGTAACTCACCAGCTATTTATGCTTACAAAACAACTGACGCAATTGCAGATGTCAACACAAGTGGTTACTTCAACACATTGTCTGGCTCACTAAGCGTTGGTGATTTAATTTACTGTGTAACATCAACAGGTACTACTGCTGTTGCTACTTTAACTTACGTTGTTTCTAACGCTTCTGGCGTAGTTGACGTAACTGATGGTACAACACTAGCTAATACTGATAGTGACTAAGTAATGTTGTAATCTAGCTACCCTGCATAAAGTGGGGTAGCTATTCTAATATGTAAAGGTTAATATGGCAGGTGGTAACTCAGCTCTATCAATTTGCTCTGACGCATTATTGATGCTCGGTGCTAAACCAATTTCATCTTTTACAGAGGGTACTGACGAAGCATCTGTCTGTGACCGACTATACCCAGATATTCGTGACCAAGCTCTTATGGTTTATCCATGGAGTTTTTCTTTTAAGAAGACTCAGCTTGCAAGATTGGTGACAATACCAACAAACGAATACAAATACGAATACCAAATGCCAGCGGATAGACTTGGTTCGCCAAGAGCTGTTTATAACTCGGCAGGTACTCGTGACATTCCTATTACTGCATATCGTATAATGGGTTCTAAATTACTAACCAACGAAGAGCTTATCTACGTTGATTACCAATACTCTGTACCTGAATCAGAAATGCCTGTATGGTTTATTCAGTTACTAAAATATTTAACAGCAGCGCACATTGCATATCCAATTACTGATCAGTTAGACAAGGCTGATTATTGGAGAGTTACAGCAGTAGGTACACCAGGTGAAAATAACCGTGGTGGCTATATGCGTACAGCAATGAACATTGACGGAATGAATCAACCTGTAAATAGCATTAAAGACTTTTCACTCACTCTTGTAAGGAACTAGATGGCTCGCTTTGTCACAGTACAGACAAACTTTACTGGTGGGGAATTAGACCCATTACTACGCGCGCGTGTTGATTTAGCTACTTATAAAAATGCTTTAGAGAAAGCTACTAATGTAGTCTGCCAACCACAAGGCGGAATTACTCGTAGATCAGGTACTCGTTACTTAATGTCGTTGCCAAATTCTGGTGCTGAATCTGCCGCAAACGGATCAAGATTAGTATCATTTGAGTTTTCTACTGACGACAGTTATATGTTGTGCTTTACACATAACCGTATGCACGTCTTTAAAAATGGTGCTTTGGTTACAAACATTAATGGAAGTGGTAACGACTATCTTGCATTAACATTGCCATCAACATCTTTAAACGAAATGTGCTGGACACAATCTGCTGATACATTAATTGTTGTGCATGAAGATATTGCGCCTATTAAGATTGTTCGTGGAGCGTCTGATTCAACATGGACAGCAAGTACATTAGCATTTGATAGTGTGCCTAAGTATGCGTTTACTGTAACAATTACTAATCCAGCAGCAAACATTACTCCAAGTGCTGTATCAGGCAAGGTGACAATTAACGCATCGGCTGGTGTGTTTAACTCAGGTCATGTTGGTCAGTATATTAATGCTTCGCCACAAGGTCGTGCAAAGATTATTGAATACAAAAGCACAACACAAGTAAACGTAGTAACAGAGTTCCCATTTTTTAGTACATCAGCTATTGCTAGTGGAAGCTGGAGTTTAGAAACTGGTTATGAAGATGTGTGGTCTGTCACTAGAGGTTACCCAAGGACAGTAACATTCCATCAAGGCCGTCTATACTTTGGTGGTAGTAAATCAAGACCATCTACTATTTGGGGTTCTAAAGTAGGGTTGTTCTTTGACTTTGAAGGAACCGAAGGTTTTGATGATGACGCAGTAGAAGCAACGTTAGATACTAACACCTACAATGCTATTACTGACATGATCTCTACAAAAGATTTGCAAGTGTTTACAACTGGTAGTGAGTTCTTTGTACCGCAACAAGGTCTTGAACCTATTACTCCATCTGCATTTTTCTTAGCTACTGCTGGTAGAAATGGTAGTAAGCCTGGCGTTAGGGTTCAACAGTTAGAATCTGGCGTTATGTTTATTCACCGCCAAGGTAAGATGTTGAATGAGGTTGCATACAACGATACTGCATTAACATATTTGACAAGTAAGATTTCATTGCTTGCTGGCCACTTGCTTAAAGATCCAAAGCGTATTGCATTAAGACGTGGCATTAACACAGACGAAAACGATTTGCTATTTATTGTTAATGAGCTTGATGGCACTATGGCCGCCTTCTCATTGATTCGCTCACAGAATGTTATTGCTCCGTCAGAGTTTATTACAGTTGATGGTGAGTTTGATGAAGTTGGTATTGACATTGATGACATCTATGCAGTTGTTAAGCGCACTATTGAAGGTACTGACCAATACTATATAGAGAAATTTGAAAAAGGATTGTTAACAGACTGTGCAACAACAGGCGGTGCTGTATCATCTATATCAGCTCCACAAGTCGCAGGAGAGTCCGTAAATCTTTTATTGGATGGATTGGTTCAATCAAATGAGATCGTGGCTTCTGGAGGCTCTGTGAGCATCCCTAGGTCATCTACAACAAGTTATGAGGTTGGATTACCAATTAGCGTTGAAGCTAGAACAATGCCTGTTGAGGTTGACATAAGAGCTGGTACTCGTATTGGCTTTAAGAAACGTATTGTTGAAGTTAACGCTATGGTCATAGATACTCAGCACATGGAGATTAATGGTAAACTTGTACCGTTTAGAACGTTTGATACGGCTGGTATGTTAGATTCAGTTATTCCAGATTTTACAGGAACTAAAGTTGTTCACGGTATTTTAGGTTATAGCACTGACGCTAGAATTACTATTACACAATCCTATCCATTAAAGTTTACTTTACTTGGTATGGAATATAAAATAGCGGTAAATCAAGGGACTTAATATGGCAGCAGCAATTCCATTTATAACAGCAGCAGCTCCTTACTTAGCGGTAGGGTCATCTGTACTTTCTGCTTACGGCTCAATACAGCAAGGCAAATCTCAAAATGAGATGTATAAGTTGCAAGCAAAACAAGCTGAATTAAAAGCTAGTCGTGATGCTTTGCAGTATGAGCAACAAGCAAATATGTTGTTTGAGCGTTTATTACAGACAAATGCAACAGCAGCTGCTAAAGGTTTTTCTGGTGGAGTTCAAGGCTTTAGTGGTTCTGCTAAATTAATACAAGAGAGAAACTTAAAAGTGGCTGGCAGAGATATTCAGATTATGCAAGATTCTAGCAAGGCTGCATTAGACATGGGAGCTACTCAATCTCAAATATATAAATCTGCTGGCAAACAAGCTAGATCATCATCTTACTTTGATGCTATTTCCAAGCTAGGTACTGCTGCTTATATGTACGGTCAAACAAGCTCTCCAGGAACTACTAGAACACCAGCTCCCGTTGTAGACAAATCTTTTTACGCCTAGGAATAAATAAATAATGGCTGATTTACCTAAGTACCAACAAACTGGCAGAGTAATGCCTGACATGCCACAGCTTGACTTTGCTAACGTCAGAGAGTCGTTTCGTGCATCTCAGTCTATGTCGCAAGGGTTAGATAAAATCTCATCATTTGCTTTTGGTAAGATGGGTGAGCAAGCAGAAAAAGATGCTATTAAAAATGCTATTGAACAGCCATTAACATTAGAACAAATACAGCAAGCTAATCAGCGTGGCGAAAGTGTTACCGACTTACTAGATCAAGTTGGTGGCGGTCAAATCTATCAAGATACTTATCGTAAAATTCAAGGCAAGCAGTTACGTTCAGAGCTTGAAATTACAGCTCAACAAGCTCTTTCTGCAATACAGTCACAAGTTACTCTTGGTCAAATTAATGATGTTAATGTAATTAGTAGTAAATTTGATTCTATTGTTAGTGGTTTTTCAAAACCATTGGAAGCATTATCTCCAGAAGATGCTGTTAGCTTTAAGCAGTCAATGGCAACAACTGCCAATTCTTTCTTTAAAGATTCAATAAAAACATTAGAGAAAAGAACGCTAACATATAACCAAGTTTTATCTCAAGAAAATTTTGACTATTCTGTTGATGCTGCAAAATCAATGATAAACACCACATTAGATCCAGCCATGCTGAAAGAATCTAAACAAATGTTAGGATTGAGAGTGTTTGAACAAGCTCTTAGTGGTGGCGAAACTTTTGCACTAGCTCAACTAGGTGAATTTAATAAGGCATGGGAAAATTCAATTTCAAACAAATTTGAAGAAATTATTTTTTCTGATGAGTTTTCTCCAAAATCAAAATCTGGCCTTCCAGACTTTAATGCAACAATGAAAAAAATTGATGCTGGAGATTTAGGTGAGGCATCAGAATTATGGAAGCAATACCCACAAGATCAAAAGG